AAATACTAATTGTGTTCTTGTTAGGATTTTTCTTAGCAGTCTTTTCAATACTAAATTTTATGCGCAATGAGTCTGTAATCTCTATGCCTTGAGACTGCCCTTTCTTCCCTACCAATATACGATATGTTCGATCAAATAACAATTGGCGAAGTCTCCCCATATCCAGGCATTAAACCAAGAGCAACTATGTCAGCATATTCTTGATATACTAATTGATATAATCCGCTACTAAATCCATCTCTCGGAATTGGACCGTCTCTATAATCATTAGACAATACTTGTAATTCTCCTGGCGGCATATCTGAGTATCTGAATTGCCAAGTCAAAGGATAGTTAGCAGATACCGATATGCCATCTATCACAGTAACATAAGCTGAATTGCGAATGCTCATAGTCCAGTATTGTCCCGTATCATTCCAATCTAATACAATGTAAAAGATAAGATTGTCTAATTGTGCCTCTAAAGATTGACTGTTTAAATCTTGTACATCAATGATAAACATCAGTAACCTTTATATGAACCATGAGGAAGCACATTATAACCCACACTCGCAGGAGGTTCATTTGAACTATCAGATTTACTAACCTTTTGTTCTGTCTTTCCAGTCTTACCTGCAACACTAGAAGCTGCTTGATCAGGAGGCAATTCAGCAGTCTTGAGCGTTACCTTTATGATCTTTCGCAAACCAGCATTTATAGTTAGCCATTGTCCTCCAGCAGTAGCAGAATTTGATCTCTCAATAGAAAGATCAGTGAAGGCCATATCTTCATATTTACCAAGTCCAGTTTGAACTGTTACGGTTGTTCGTTCCTTATGCATCTTTCTTAGTTGATCTATAGCATCTATCATTTTAGAATAACAAAGCGGACCAAACTCCATTCCAAAACTGGTAGCAGCCGATATCATTCCACTAATTTTAATCTCTTCATTATGCGCAGTTATATGATCAGTAAAATCTCCACTACCATCTTCAATAGGATACTTTGTTACATCACTAGGCAGAGTAACTGTTTCTGTCACGAGCACGTCTAAAGACAGATAGCTTAACTGGCTTAGAGGATTGGATTGAAATAGTCCGAACAGAGCCATCTATAAACTCGCATATTGTAGTTCGTTTCTCAATACATTCAAAACAATTCTTACCTGGATAATGCATTCCATGTCTAATGCAAAAGCTATTGAGTCGCAGCTTCGGTTCTGGGGCTGGAGCGTCCCAAGTCACGCGCGATCCCACTGAACATCTCCCCAGCATAGTTGCCTATACTTGCAGCTATTCTACTGGCCAAGCCAGCATCGTCTTGCACTTGCACATTCACCGAGTTAGATTGATTGAATGTTATAGTTTTATTGTCATTATTAGTATTCTGCACAGACTTACTTGGTGGGCCTAGTGCTGCGGATGGCGGACTAATACCTAGGCCACCCCCACCGGGAGTTCCAAATAATCCAGTCTTAGGATCAACTCTAGCACCACCATAACTTGGACCTAGACTTGGCGGTCCATATAATTCAGGCGGTCCAAACTTTTCTCTAAGCATTGTAGATGGTTTCTTATCTGGCCATAGGTATTCTCCCAGTCTGCCAAGTCCAGGTTTCAGATATCTAGTATGTTCAAGTAACCACGCATCAGCATCAGCAGCTAGTTTTTCTTGCGCTGCTTGTATTGCAGGGCGTCTTGCTGCTTCTCGTTGAGCATAGTCAAAAGCGATACCAAATCCTAATCCTTCAACAGCGCCACCAAACTTAGTAGGCACTCTCGGGCCACCTAATGGCAATTTACCTGGAGTTGTAACAGGCACAACACCTTTAGCTTTTCCTGCACCTTCTATAGCAGCTTCAGCCTCAGCAACAGCAGGCTTTACCCCTTTAATAGTATCAATTAAAGCTTTAATAGCACCAGCAATACCGCTAAACTTTAATGTTTCCCAAAGAACAAATCCAGCCATTACAGCAGCAACAGCAGCACTTAGTTCCAATACTATTGCTTGAGTATTTGTTAGTGCTATACCCAAATCCTCAATTGCTTTCTTCCAATCACCTTTCATTAAATCATTAAAGACACGGAAGCCAGCAAATATATCTAGATTTGCAAAGTTAGATTTTAGGTCTTTGAACGAACCAACCCAAGTTCCAATTGCACTTCTTTTGCCTTGTATCCAGTATACTAAGTCTTGAATGGCAATAGCCACTGCTGCTACTGCTGCTGCCATAGCAACCCATGGCCATACAGCAGCCCAATTAGCTGCAGTAAATCTCCACATCCAAGCAACCATGTCTATTAAATAGGCAAGCATTCTTGGCCCTAATACTAGAGCCATTGCTATGCCTAATACTTCAATAGCATTCTTCAATCCACCAATAGCATTGAAGAAAGCCTTAAACATATTCACAACTTGATCGGTTAGCCATTTAATAGCTGTGCCGAATATAATCGACAGTCTAGTAATCTTCAAAAATTCAGCAGCGGCCATAACCATTTGGTTGCGAGCATAAGTAAATGCTCGACCAATTGTCCATGGAACCTTAGCAAAACTTGCTTCTAACTTATCATTCTTTTCACTTAATGCTTTTGTTAATTCATCAAAAGTAATTTTGCCAGATTTGGATAATGCTCGCAGACCTTCTTCATCTGTTTTGAAATAATCCTCTAACAATCTCAAAGACGAAATAGATGCTCTACCAATCATGCCAATAAAACGTGGGCTTGCTTTGCCCATTACTTCGACACGACCCAATATATGAAATAAACTTTCTATTTGTTCTTGTGATGATCTATCTACTCTGGCTGCCTTGTATATATTTTCTGTTACTTGTAACAAACCTTCTTGTGATATTTTTGAGTCTTGTGATGCTTGTAAAAATTCTTTATAGGTATCTGCTACCTTTGTATATTCAGCACCTACATTTTGAGCAATCTCAAAAGTGCGGTCCATTGCTGCATTGACATCATCCATAGGACGCGCAAGACCAGTAAGCTGCGCCCGTATCTTTATGATTTCTTGACCGCTATCAAAAATGCCTTGAACAAACTCAGTAATTTTCTCGACAGAAAATGCAATACCAAGAGCACCAGCAAGACCTAGTGCTAATTCCTTTACATGATTTATTCCAGCTTCATATTCTTTGAGACCTTTAGAATCAAATTCGGTCCCAAGAATAGTTACGAGTTCACGAACAACAGCCAAATTATATTACTCCTGGCGCCAGAAGCCGCTCATCTTTTAGCCTCATCCATTGCTCGTTTCTCTAACGCTGCTTTCATATCAAGTAATGCATTTAGTTTTAGCAAATCTATAATGTCTACATTTCCTAATTTTACATCTGCTATACTAACCAATCCATCCATTATTGGTCTCCAGATTAATAATTCGTCAGCGAAATCTTCCCGCAGAACGCCTATTGGATCGCCATATTCTCGCGGGCCTGTCCAATAAGGGTTCTGCCTCTCGTAAAAAGGGCAGTATAATTATACTTTAACACCTCCACAACTAGAGCAATAACATCAGATACATCAGCAATAGCTAGGTTTAACAGACCCTCATCAAACTTCTCTGGGTCTTGTCCGTCAATTACTACTGTAACGTAATCAGGATGACATACTTTCTTAACCAAATCAATCAAAGCATCGCCATCTAGATTGCGCGATAGTTTATCTACAGCATTACCGAAATGATCCTCGCCATTGACTTTAGCATCACGTGTTTCTATCATTTGAACAAATGGAGCCAAAAATCGTTTCTGAATTTCTCCAAGTATCTTCAATGATAGAAACGCATCATACCTTCTTATGTAAAACTTATTGCCGTTATCCAAAACAAATTCGTGGCGAGGTGCAACAGCCATAAATCACCATTTAGTTAATAGCATTGCCGCCAATGTTATAGACAGCAGGAGCGCCAGTGTGAATTGCCCATGCTCTGGTTAGAATTTCTTTTCCAAATTCAGCATCAGCAGGTTTAACAATCCATGCTTCAGATGCAGCAAATATGGTTGTTCCGCATAGGTCTTGAACTAGGATTGGGCCTGTCCTACCACCACAAGTAATAACATCAATGCTGAACATAGTAGAAAGAAAATCATTAGCCGGCGATGTCTGTTGAAGAGTAACGGTGACTGTGCAACGACGGTCAGAGTTAACAGCGCGAGCAATTTCGCCATCAGCACCCACTTGGGTAGTAATACCATCATTTTGCATTACGATACCAACAAATGTTCCATCTGCGAAACCACTAATAGGAAAGCCATTAAACACAACCAAAACTTTAGCTGCATTATAGGTCCGCATCGTCATTGAGCTTTACTCCTTATGCCCGAACTGTGTTACGATTTGCCTGCGCTGCACGAGTAGCTGCCATTGCACTATTTACTGCGCTAGTTGCTGTTCCAATAGGCAATGATTCGTAAGTCAATGTTCCCTGAATTTGAACCACATGAATAGCACCAGCCAATCTTGCTGTAAAATATACATCTTGCAGCAAACGATTAGCTTTATTATTCACTGATACATCCTGAGACAACGGGACAGTAATCTCATAGCTGGGAACCATATTGCCGTCGTCATCTACCTCGGGCGGCGCTATACCGCCCCTAGCTACGCCGAAGTCTAACGATTGTTGTATACGAGTCCTGATAATACCGATGCCCGCATCAGTGTAAGGAATACGAGTATCTACCATCTGTAGGAATACTCGTGTTTTAATATCTTCACATAACCAATCGCGGAACCGGATAACATCAATCCATTCGCCACCAGCAACTTTACCATTTTGGGTAATGGCAATATTGCGAAACGGCTCGAATGTATTACCATTCTTATTGAAGATATTGCTGTAGTTAGTCTCAGTCATATATGTATAAGGAACATTACTCAAACGCTGATTTGCCCAAGTCTCCTGGCCAGGATATTTGGTGAATGATTTAGACGCGATAGCCACATCAGGAAAGTCTTGTGGATTAGGATCATACCACCAAGCAGTTCTAAACAACTGCTGCTGCATAAGTTGATGAGCTGTGGATGTATTATCTGTAGCATAGGGCAACAAATTATTAGGATTGCTCAATACAGTAATGAAAAGTTTCTCTTCAGCCTCTGTCCATTCACCAATAGCTAGTGCTCTAGTTTCGTCATGCTTGGTATCGCAAATTCCCCACCAGTCGCTATTCTGATCGATGATTGCCGTTAGATCAGTAGCGACAGTTGCAGAACCAGCATCAAATCCGATATACAATTGTGGTGGGTGCGGGATTTGACTGAAGAAGGTTTGTGCTGCTAAATAGATATCATCTGTTGGCTGGCATCCATAAGTATCCAGCAACTCTTGCTGACTTAGAATAATGTATACAGTTCCAGTTGTGTCGCCAGTAGGGCGTGTGAATACTCCGAACAAAAGCAAATCGCTAAAATTTGCTTGAGTAATTCCAGCAGTTTGTAGTGAGATAGTAACATTGACAATGCGGTCGATGTTAGCCATTACAGCACTCCCATTAGGTGTTAGCTAGACTCATTCTCCTGGCGCGCAACGCACCGGCAACAGATACCGTTCCTGCGCCCCAAGTGATTTGACAAGTTAGATATATTGTTGTTTGCTGTGTAACTAATATTTGAACTGGACCAGTTATTGTTTGTGTTCTAGTATCAACTCCGCTTTGCCCGCCAGTTCCAAAATTCAATTCATGAACAGAAAATCTTGCTACATCAACTGTTGGTAATTGACTTGATGTTTCACTTATCCAAATCAGCATATCACTAATATTGCCTGATGATCCTGATGTAGCTATAGTTCCGAAAATATCCCAATCACCAGGAGGAATATCTAATGTCAAAACGTCCGTTATGTTACCTGATATAAGTTGAATTGCGTTGGCCGTCGGCAGTAACGCATATAAAAATTCACCAAGCTGACTCGGGTTAAGACTATCTTGTATTGCAGTAATCTCATTTGCTGCTGTTTGAAAGTTAGCTCGCACATCAGCAGTAAATGCCATTCCTTCAGTTGGTTTTGTTACATCAATATTACTAGCCACTTGTATAATCCCAGACTGTTGTTCCTGTATCCCAGCCAGTTGTATAGTTATCCCAATTGGTTATTTGAATAA